ATTGTCCGCAAAATTTTCAATTGGTACTTCAAGAGCGCAACTCATTTTTATTAAAATAGGCGACCTTGCGATCGCCTATTCCGTTTAGTTATTCAGTATCTACAGGTGTAGATTTTTTAGCTTTTGGCTTTGGTGCGATCGCTTCTGGTTCTTCATCAATCGGATTTAGATCGGGGGGCGCTGTTAGCCATCCGTCTGCGATCCAGCCCTCAACATCATGGTGATGGATTCGTTTTAATTCCCCTGTTTTTGGGTGATAAAGATTTTGCTTCATGATTTAGCGACCAGATGGAACGAGGTAAGCGCCAAAAACGAGGTTTCCTGCTGTGCTGAGTTTAGTTGCGACAATTCTTAAAAACCTTGCATTAGCAAAAGTTTTATTGATTTGTTCACCACTCAAAAAGACCTCTTGACCATTGAGAGCCGCGCCAGCCGCTACGGTGGGGGCAATAGAGGCGACTTGCCTATAAGTACCGCCAACAGTGTCGCAAACTTCAAGAGATAGAGTCCAATGAACAGTACCAGCCGCATAGCTAGAGTAAGCAGCCTGATTAATGATCACCTTTACCGATTCTTCGGCATTAAAAGGATATTCAATGGGAGTGCCATTAGTAGTTGCACTGATAGCCGCCGCTGCGTGATCGCGTAGGGTTGTTAACGCATCGATTTGCGATGTGTTGGTAGAGTTATTAGCTCTAGGGAGAGTAGATCTAAAAGCGCTTGAGTAAACCATAATTTTCTCTTTAATTGGGTTGAAAGCATTGCAAAATATCAATTACGTGATGTCACGTAATTGATATTTTTAAGCGACAAAAGCAGCGTCCTTTACACCAGCAAGGCGAACAAAGGAACGAGGGTTATAAGTTGCGAAATTGTTCAACCAATCCATACGAATCAGTCTTTTAGTTTCTGTCTGCATCTCTCCCATATCGCGCACGTCAATACCGCCTGTTTGAATACCTGTAAGGTCTTCAGGAGAAAATGCAACGATGTAGATTGAAGAGGTTACAGCCCCGCCGCCGCCGCTTCCAACTTCGGTAAAACCAAGAATTTGATCGCCCTCTGCGTCTTCTTCAATAGGAAACCAAGGGACCCCCATAAATGTAGGGGCTTCAACGCCGATGTCATTCTTGGTTTGGACAACGTAACCCGAAATTGTGGGATTACTGATTGCATCTTGGTAGCGCAAATACAAATCAAGATTGGAGTAGATACGCAATTGGGCACGAGGGTTGACAGCGCGAACTCTAGAACGAGCACGGCGCAAAGCGCTAAGTGATAATGCATCACCGCCTGATGCGCTACCAGCTTGAACTAGTTGAGTACCACCAGCACGAGTCTTCAACCCAGAAAATTCTTTAGGGTTAATGGCGTGATCGCCATTGAAAAAGTCGCCATGCCATTTCAATTGCTGTGCCTTCAGAGCCATCGAGATTTGAGTGGTCAAGACGTTTTCGCCATACAGCTTTAAGCCAGCCGTATCTATCTTGATTTCTCCACCAGCAATCACGACTTTCTCGATCCGTCGTTCAACTTCACCAATATCGGCTGTAAAACCTTCGTTGATTGCACGGTTAGCCATTACGGGGAGTCGCTTCTCTTGCAGCCACTCAACGACACCGCCTGCTCTTTCTTCAAACGTAATAACGTCAAGGATCGGAGAATTACCCGCATACTGCTCGACAATACCAGCCTTGAGAACGTCTCCCGTCTCACGGGCTTGCTTTGCCATTTCTAATAGTGTTAAAGCTGCCATATTTATGATTCCTAACTTTGAGTGCTTTGCTGTGTAGCGGGGGCATCACGCTCAAAGGTAGAAATCACTTCTAATCTTTTCCGCAATCTTTTATTAATTAGGGCATCACGCCCCATTAACTCAGATTAAGCTGATAATATCATATTAATAATTAATGTTGCAAAAATGACGGCAGAAACTTTAATCACGTTACAGCCAAATCAATTGCCAGAAGCGATCGCTAAAGGCTATCGGGGCGGTAACATACTTGGCGACGATAACAACCCAACATTAAAGAGCCTTGCTTATCAAAGACAGCAAGCTAATGTCAGACGTTGCATAGATTTCTATGAAGGTCAAAGCGCTTGGATTTATGGCGAAAACCTCGATCAGATTATTGATGATTTGGCTGAGGAGTATCTCCCTCTCATGCCAGCCGAAACACCGAAAGAGTGGTATTTTAGATTAAGGCGATCGCTATTTGTTAACTTCTTTAAACCAGCGGTCAAGATTGTTTCTAGTCTGCTAAGTAAATGGGTGCTTAGTGGCAATGTACCTGAGTCGGTTGTCAATGCCTCCAAAAACTTTGATAAGCGCGGCACATCAATTAGAGCATTCTTTCTCGAAGCCGATCGCATGGCTGTTAGAGATGGCTTTGTAGGGGTGCTTACCCTTTATCCTAATTTTGGCGAAATCCCTAATCGTGCAGTTGAACAACAATTAGATTTGCGCCCCTATTCAGTGCTAATTCCTAGATTAGATATTGATATCAAGGATTACGAATACACCAATGACGGCTCTGTACTGCTTAAGCACGTCACGATTGATCGGAGTGAGGTGATTAGCGAAACCCGTTACAAGCAATCAATGAAAAATTATTGCTGGGAATACGAGCTAATCAAAGTGCAAGAAGAAGATCGTATTTATTATGTTGTGATGCGATCGGTAACTTGCATTGAAACTAACGACAAAGGCGAGAAGGAATATGTACAGGTAGAAGCGCCTAAACCATTGTTAGATACCAATGGTTTGCCATTGAGTCAAATCCCCTTTGTGCTTTACTCAGTAACCAGTGCTAACCCTTGGGATACGATACCCCCGTTACTTGATTTGCAGCAAAAAAATCATACTTACTACCAAGTATTTAGCGATTGGCTTGCAACAGTTCGCAAGATGCAGCCAACGGCAGTTCGTGAGCATATCGATTTTATTCCAGAAAAACGCGATCCTTTGTCTACAGGCGGTGCATCGGTAATCGAAACGGTATTAACCCAGGTCGGGGCTGCTAAGGTTTACTATTTGCAAGCTGATGCCAATAGTGTCGCGCCTATGATTCAGGCTCTAGACCGATTAGAGGCATTGATTAAGCAGACTGTTTTCAATTTCTTGGGTGAGTCATTTGTTCAACAATCTGCTACTGAGGTAAGCATCAAAGCAGGGCAAAACGAAGCAGGGTTACAAGAGTATGAGGTTAACAAAGAGTCATGTTCTCAGCAAATCTTTTGTCATTGGGCAATGTGGGAGGGTGAAGACGTAACCGAGGATCATGGTACAATTGACGTAGATTTGAGCTTTATTCTTGCCCCTGCTGATGTGAATCTAATTCGCACTATCTTCGAGGTAATTAATAAAGGATTAACAGAAGAAGCTGCTACTGAGATTTTGCATAGGGTTAACTTCTTACCAAAGGATCAAAAAATTGTGGCGATCGCGCCGCCTGTTGAGATGGCTACTGCTAATACTAATCAGAGTCAAGTCGTAGAGACTGAGAATGACGACGAGGAAGAAGAAGACAGCGAGGATGATAATGAAGAGGAATCGGAGTCGGAATCATGAGTATCAACAAATCAATCAATCATCAATTAATCACAAAAGAATGTATTGAGATTTTGAAGCATTCAGAACCCTATAAGATGTCAGATCGTTATCCTTGCTTTACTGGTTACATGATTCGATATTCCCCATCCACTTATTTGCCATCAAGGAAACCTTTATGACACAAACATGGACAAACAACGATCGCGATCGCATCGTGAAATACCTCAACCTCACACGCGACTATTACACTCTAATTGAAAGCACTCTCACAACCTACGAAGACACCTACGGAGCGAGTGCCATAACTGAGGTACAATCAAAGCTTGACGGGTTAGACACATACAAAACTACTATCGATACTCAAATGACCGATGGCAGTCTTGGCGTTACCAGTCAATCTGTCCCATCGTTCTACAGCTTTACAAAACAAAGTGGCTCCGATCTTAGAGCTACAATGGCTTTATACAATGGCGATCGGCAATGGCTTATCGACAATTTGCAACTACAGAATTATGCGAGTCTATCAGGAAAACATACTAGAGCTTAAATATGCCCAGACAATACTTTAGAAAGTTCCCACTACAGAACGAAGCTACAGACGGAGATACAACCAACGAGAGTGTATCTAGCGGCGCTACGGATGAACCTAAAGCACCCGCAAAACCAGAAGAAGACGACACAGTAAAGCGTACCCTTAAGAAGCTGCGTGAAGAAGCTGAAGCAGCTAATAAACGAGCTAAACAACTTGAGGATCGCCTAAAAGAGCGTGAGCGTTTGGATGAAGAAGAAAAGGCGAAACGAACTGGCGATTTTGAGACTTGGAAGGAGCGTATAAGAGCAGAAACAGCCGCGCAAATTGAGGCTGAACGTAAAGCTAGGCTTGATGAAGTTTCAGCTACTACCAAAGACGCTGAAGAATTAAAGCAAGAGTGGAAACACGAAAAAATTGTTTCAGCTTTCTCTAAATTCTTAAAGCCAGAATTTGCAGAGCGTTTTGCAAAGATCGAAGATTACAACAAGTTGGTTGAGGTCACAAGGAGTGATAACGGTCGTTACTCTGTAGTAGTAGTTGAATCATTAACGGATCGCACACCTCGATTTAAATCTGATGGTAAAAAGACAGTACCTTTTACTCTTGATGATTTAGCTGATCAAATCGCTAATGAAATCCCTACAGCAGCAAAGCCACTTAATCGCGCTAGTGGTGACAACATTCCTAATGGCAGTGGCAAGCGTCAAACGAGCGACTTTAACCGCACAGCCGATGCGATGGATTTGGTAAAGAGAGGGTTAGGACTTAGCTAATTAGCTGAACTAAAATCATGGAAATCTACCAAATTAGTGGATGCTCGGACGCTTTAAAGACTTGGGTGCAAAATCTTTTTACTGAAAATGACATTGATTATCACTTAAATAAAATGTCTGACGGATGGTGTTTCGATATTGAGCAAACAAAAAAGTGTATCTCGAAAACAATCTTTGTTGAACGACTTGCTATTTCTAATTTAGATGATTCAGACAAACAATTCTTGTTAAGTGTTTTTTAGCTGACTCAACCAACAAAAGCGCTGTAGTGATATGGCGCTTTTTTGGTAATAAACTTAAGGATTTAATTATGCAAAAAGAAGTTGAAAAAATGAGTGCATCAGAGTTAATAGGTTTTGCCTTACTGAATCCTGATAAAACTAAATCAAGTCTGTCACGGATTGAGAGCGAAAATAGATATAAGTTTTATCGCGATCAAAACTACAATAGCGATCGCGATAGAAGAGCGCAGGAGTGGATAGCGGTACTAAAATCATGAGTATTCAAATTGAAGCGGAAAGGCTTACTGAGAAACATAAAAAAGCATTAATCCTAGAACTTGACGAATTACTAGAAAAATATCGTAAATACCCTGACGGATTCATTTTTTACTTTAGAGGCAAAGATGACGAGCTAGAAGAATGCAAGATTCTTAATGCGTATGTAGATTTTCAGCCAAACAAAAATATTCTTTTTGATTATTCAGGGTTTGCAATTTGGTATAGGTGTCACAGCCCTTATTGGTGTACCGAGGAAGGGACTCATTACCCTATGTCTGAGAATCTTGTGGATAGAGCTATCGAAAAATACGGGTTACATAGCCCGACTACTACCAAAGCTTGATTGACGATTAACGGGAGGCATAGAAGCGATCGCATACCGTAAACAGTCGATACCATGCGTCACCTGGTTATCGGCTTCTTCTTCAGTGATATTGCCATACTTATCCTTCTTGCGGTGATACGATTGGCACTCCTCAAAGAACTGAGGCACTGTATCCACAATCTTGATCCGTTCGTGGTAGAAGTCGCTACTCATTAAGTCAACGCCCTTAATAAAGTCGTTTACCGCGCCCCTAACTTCTGAGCAGTAATTCTTAAATGGTTCTTTGAATACTTGCCCCTCTTTTGGTTTCCACACTCGTAATGATTTGATCGCATCAGGTCTAGAAGGATCGCCAAAGGCTCTATTGACGCGCCACTTCATAGCTAATCTATGGCATTCATATAAAAAATCATCTTCTAATATTGCTTGCCCCTGCATCGTTCTAGGGACACGCCATTCATCGACCACAAACCAGTGATAAAAGCCATCTTTAATAAAGGCGCAAACTACCAAGGCTCTAGGATTTACCGCGCCCCAATCGACTGACAAAATACAGTACGCAAAATCCTTAGGCAACTCGCTATTACTGATGATATGACGATCGCTAAGTGTCTCGAAAAACTGCCCCTCAAACGTCTCAAAGCTTGCTTCCATTTCTTGGCGAAATAGGCGGGGGGTTAAGCTATTCCTAAGTAGCTCAATATCTTCTGGCTTAAGGTGCGGATTCTCAACGCTCTTATATTTGAATGCTTGCCATACCCTAGGATCGGCAACAAGTGCGTTTTGATAAGCCTCATAGGTATGATTAACCTTGCCCTTGGGAGTATAAGTAAATAGCGCTGTACTGCCTTGCGTATCAGATAGCGCAGGTTGAATAATCTCTGGAAAAATACTTGCTTTCCAGTCTTGCCACTCATCACCCCCAAAATGCCATAGGCGCAAACCACGAGCGCGATCGCCATCGCCATCATTCAAACCCATGATCATTAGATCGGGCATATAAAACTTATACGGATCGGGATTCTTAAAGGTGATTGTAAACTCTGATTTACTAACGTTCTCAACTGCTTTGTGATTGCGCAAGGTGTTTAGCAACTGCTTCCATAGCAGCCTACGAGCCATAACCAAGGTAGGAGCAGCTAACACCACTACAGGCGGCGCTACTGGGTTATATGGCGCACCAACCGCAACGCGCTCAAGGGCTTTGTATATCTGCAAGATGGTTTTACCAAAGCGCCGCCCTGATACTGCGATCGTGTATTTGGCTTGGCTATTGGCTATCGTTTGCTGTAGCGGATGTAGTTGGAGCTTCTTCTGCTGTTGCGAGTATGTCTGAGAAAGCGCCGATCGGTTCTGTCGGTTCAAACTGTTCGTTAACGTCGCCAGTCCCATTTTTAAGTAATTCCCTAAGCAGATTTTTAAATTGTTCTATTCCCCTAGATGCAACTACAGCAAATTCGGGCGGTAGCACTTCATTAGTAGCTAAAAAGTTAATAGCGTCAATGATATCCATTTTAGGCTTTTCGCCGCCTGTCGCAAATATGCCAAGCTTATCAGAGTACTCATAAAAAGCGATTGCATCCTTCACGCTCCATTTATCCGTAGGCATAAATATTTGAGTACCATCTTCGCTCATTTCTGGTTTTAATAATGGCACTCTAGCGATCGTGTCAGCTTTTTTAATCAGCTTATCGCGCCTATTCCAAGCATCTCGTTCCATTTGTAATCGTCTATTTAATCGCTCTTTTTGAAGTGCAATAGATTGCTTTTCTAGTTCATCATCATCAAAAGCGCTACAACGTGCTACCCAGTTGTGTTTCGTGCTCCACTCTTTTAAGTAAGATAACGATCTTTTCTGTCTAGTTTGAGTCTTATTTTGGTCTACTTTCTCTAGTGTCCTATCCCGCCCCATATCCCTATACACACAAAAAGCCGCCCAACTTTTGTCTGTTTCGTTGGGCTGGCGATCGTACGGTTTGGATTTAGTTTTTACTGTCATTCATTTGTATGTAGAATAAAATCATTATTATTAAATAGCTAATGAATATCTTAATTCATGAAACATTTCAGGAAACCGTACAAGGTGAAGGGCATTGGGTAGGCTTACCTGTTGATTTTATCAGATTGGCGGGATGTCCTGTAGGTTGTCATTTTTGTGATACTGGTTACGCTAATGGGAATCAAGTTAAAGGTTATCAACAAAGTATACCTAGTTTACTGAGTGAACTAAAAAGCCTTAATGTTGTTATTTCTGGCGGCGAACCTTTTACTAACAAACAACTACCCGATCTTATTAAAGCTCTTTTAGACAACAATCGCCATGTGCATCTCGAAACTAGTGGATCATTTTGGCAAGAGATAGATAATCGTGTATGGGTTACCCTTAGTCCTAAACAACATCTTAACCCTAAATTCCCAGTAGATAAACGATTTTGGCAGCGTGCTAATGAAGTTAAGATCGTGATTGCAGATGGTACTGAGTTAGACTTTTACGAACGTAACATTTTAAATCTACAAGTATACTTACAACCAGAATGGACAACACGCGATCGCACTATCCCGCTAATCTTCGAGATTCTAAAGAGTCACCCTACCTGTCGGCTATCGCTCCAGACTCACAAAATCCTAAACGTGCGTTAAAGTTTGAATCTAAAATCTGTCATACATTTAAGCGCAGACACTTTAACCCGCCTATTTGGATCGATGTCCATTGGCATAATTTTAGAGTAGAAATACATCTATCAGCTTTTTGCCCTGCATCATCTTTATATGCGATCGATTTAGTCGAAGCAGAAAAAAAAGTGATTGCACATACTCAATTATTACCAGAAATCATTAATGATTTACAGGGTTATGAGTATGGCGCGACAGAAGATTTATGTCGGTATTTTTCTACATTAAAATGGGATAAACATATAACTGTGTTATCTGTCACGGTATGGGAAACAGAAAACAGATGTACGGTATTAAGAATATGAAACTACATTTAATTATCCCGTCTAAGGGGGGGGATCAACCGATCTTTACTTCTGAGGCTTTAATTCAAGAGAAGTTTCAAAATAGTCTTTTCTCATTTGCGTACAAAGATTACGAAAAGTATCAACATTATCTATGGAATGGATTAATCAACCATATTGAAAGTACCAGAAACAAGTAAAGCTTTAGTGATTATGTCAGCCGAACATACTTGCATGAGTTCTAGAGGCGTGTTTAGGGATGATTTGGCGGCTCGTAGCGAAGTTCTAAATTTAGTAAAGATGATATGAGAATACATCTAATCCCCCCCCATAGCTTGCTTCAAGCAGAAATGGCGGCGATCTCCTTAACTCAAGAAAAATATTTAAATGGTTTGCTATCCTATGCTTATCAAAAAACCGAATCGACTCAACAAATATGGTGGAATGGATTAATTAATCATGTCGAAAGCACTCGTAATTCTTAGTGGCGGTCAAGATTCTACTACCTGTTTAGCGATCGCCGCGCAACAGTACAAAGAAGTCCATGCAGTTACCTTTAACTATGGACAGCGCCATAAAATTGAGATTGAGTCGGCGATTAAAGTAGCTAAAATGATCGGCGTTGAATCTCATGAGATTGTCCACATGGAGGCAATTTTAAAAGGTAGCTCTCCTTTGGTGTCTGATAATCAGGTTGGACAATATGACTCGGTAACTCAATTACCTGAAGGAGTAGAGCCGACATTTGTGGAGGGCAGGAATTTATTATTTCTGACCATCGCAGCAAATCGCGCCGCCATCCTTGGTGTTACCGATATCTTTATGGGTGTATGCGAGGAAGATTTTGCGGGTTATTGGGATTGTAGACAGAAGTTTATAGATGCAACAGCGATCGCGCTTAGTGAGGCAATTTATGGTAAACCTGATAGCTTTAAAATTCATACTCCTCTTATGAGTTTAAATAAAGCTGATTCTGTGCATCTAGCAAAAGATGTCTTAGGCGATCGCTTTGATGAGATTTTCTTGCAGACTCATACTTGCTACAACGGAGTAAAGGGCGGGTGCGGTAAATGTCATGCTTGTATTTTGCGCGATCGCGGGTTTAAAGAATCTGGTATTGACGATCCGCTATGGAGTATTAGAGCGTGAGAATACATCTCGCAGATGTGAGCGATGAGCGTGGTCAATATAAAACTCTAATCGAAGAAAGATATACTGCCACACTCTTTAGTTATGCCTATCCTAATGCTTGCAACAAATACGCCCTCCCATGTGGGATGAACTTGTGAAATTACATTTAACCGAAACTACTGCAAAGCTAAATGGTAATTTCAATATCAAATCGCTATTACCAGAAGAACAAAAACGCGATCATCTATTTTCTTATGCCTATCAAAATCAAGAGCCGCAATGGTCTGATGCTTGGCATCAGACCATTGCGGAGCATCAAGACATGAATATACATCTCGCAGGATTACCAAGCTCAAATCCTGCGATTCAATCTGAGGTAAAACCTCAGATTGAATCGCATTTGACTACTTATGCACACAAGCATGAAGTTGAAGCCAAAGAAAAAGTATGGGACATGAATATACATTTAGCAGGGCATAGCGCCGATCGCGAGATGGAACAAAAAGTTAAGCCAGAATCTCAAAATCATTTGGCTACATTCGCAGATAAAAAGGAGATCGATAACACTGAGTACAGTGTTATCGATCTCCGCCCTCGCGTAATTATTGACTCTGGAGCATTTACCGCGTGGACATCTGGTAAGCCAATAGATCCGCGTGATTATGCTAAATGGGCGTTAGATTTTAAAGACCGATGGGAACATAAAATGCAAGCCCTATATTTTATGAATCTCGACGTTATTGGCGATCAAGATGCGAGTTGGGTTAATCAATCTATTCTTGAAGGACTTGGCTTAAAACCAATCCCTATCATTACTTTTGGTGCTGACAAAAAACATTTGATTAAAGCGCTAGATAATTACGATTACATTGCTTTAGGCGGGTTAGTTCCTTATACAAGGCAAAAACCTAAACTTCAAAAATGGCTTGATTATTGTTTTGCGATTATCATGCAGAAATATAAAACCACTGGTGTTATGCCTAAAATCCATCTGCTAGGAATTACAACAGATTGGGTTTTAAAGCGTTATCCTTGTTTTAGTAGTGACTCATCTTCATGGGTATCATGCTTAAGATTTGGCGGTGGCGCGGTGGCGGGCATAAAACAAATACCGCGATATAAAGAATCAGATGGCGCTATGTCAGCTACTATCCATACCTTGAGATCTGAGATTCGCAAATATAAAAAGATGGAAGAAGAAGCAACAAACCTATGGACAAAACGAGGGATTATTTTTAATGACTAAAACTACACTAATTGAGCGCTCTCTACTTATCTCAAAATCTTTGTTAGATCCTAACCCTTGGAATCCTAATAAAACAAAACCACGTCAGCAGCAAGCGATCGCCGAATCACTTCAAACCTACAGCCAGATACTTGATATCATTGTCCGACCTAATGGCGATCGCTATCAGATTATTGACGGGGAGCATCGGTATGATGAGTTGACCGACGATGTTTATGTGACTGTGCTTCATGGGTTGTCTGATGCAGACGCAAAGAAGCTAACCATTATCATGAATGAGACAAGGGGTGAAGCAGATAAAATCGAACTCGCTCAATTGCTAGCGGATTTATCTAATGAGTTAGACGCTGAAGAACTTCTAAATGCATTGCCATACGAGCAAAACGAGTTAGACGAACTGGTTAAACTCGCTGAAGTTGATTGGGATAACTTTAATAATTCTGATGACGAGCAACCAAATTTTAAAGGTGAGTTCGATCCGACTGAAGACGAATTTGTAAAGCTATATATCGTTATCCCGAAAGAAGCGTTATTGGTTGCGGAGCAAGCTAAAGAGTTAATCTCGCAAGAGCGTGAGCTAAACAAAAACAAAGATATTGCATGGGGTCAAGTCTTGGAAAGTTTAGCGGCTGATTACATTTCGGGCGCTAGTTACTCGTAGCATTATCGCGCCCCATGATGGCGATCACCATTTGACCTTATCCGCCCAATAAGCTGCACTCATCTTACCTTTAGCAATATTCTTAGCATGACGCGCTTTAAATGCTTCTCGTTTAGCTTTCATTGCTTCAGACTCACCCTCCTTGGGCTTTCCTGCGGTATCCGCACCTTGTTCGCCAAATCTGATCAACTTAACTTTGTCACCTTCCTTTGCCACGACTACATGAGACTTAGTCGGGTGCTTAGGAGTGCGCTTTGGTTTGTTGTAACCATCAACACCAGCTTTCTCAAGGCGCGGATCTTTTTTAGCTGCCATAATTTTGTAAGTATGATTTTGCTAATAGTTTAGCATTTACTCCACCCATTCCCATTTCATACCAGCGCTTTTACCACCCCTAGCGATCGCTTGGGATATACAGTTATGCTTAACAAAATTAGCTCTAGCAGCTTCTTTTACACCAGAATAAACTCTAATGCCATCAGGAGCATAACAACGCACAGCACGGCGAAAACCT